CTCATCCATCACTAGCTCCTCAAGGGCTTGGAGAGATGCTTCGATCTCACTCATTAACTCAGGTGGAGTCTCGTCCTCGGCAAGCTTCTTTTCGTTGGCTTGGAATCTAAAGAAAGGTGAGTTAGGAGGCAACAACGCAAGCAACAGCTTAGAGGCAAGATTGTTAACACCACGGGAACCAACGCCACTGAAAGGTGTCTCTAGGCGACTGTGGGGACCGAAGCCCTCCTCAGGCATAACATAAGGAAGCGTCAGCTTTGAACAGGCTCGTCCTCGGTCAAGGTAGGAATACCGTGCGCCTTCTAGGGTGGTATAGAGTTGCTGTGCTGTCTCGACGTGCATGTGTTATTGTTGTTAAAGTAGTTCCTCGGGTTGAGGTTTGATTGATAAAAATTCTAGTTGGGTTAACTCCTGCACACCCTCGGACCCCTCAAGCATCGCGTCGTCGTTAGCGGTGAATCTCCAGCAGTCGATGGCTATAAGTCGTCCACTACCATCAGTAGCTTCTGCCAGGTTAGCAACAGGTGGAAGTCCGGTGAGTGTTGTCCCTTGTTTGTTAGGATAGCCACGGTCAGAGTCTACGGCTGCAACAAGTCCCGTGTAGAGTTCGTCGGGTTTAACGACGTAATAACGAAACCCAGTGTCAGCTCGTGATTGCTCAATGTCTGTGAGTGGTTCTTGTTGTTCGTCCATTAGTCTATCAGTTCTAGTTCGTCGAGAAGCTCTAGGTCTTCTTCAACAGGAGGCTCCCAGCGTAGTCGTTGTAGGTAGGTCTCAAGGTTAATCTCTTCGATACCCTCTAACTCAAAGTTATCGGACTCAAGGATGCCACTGCGTTTAACACAATATAACCTATCGCTGTTGGTCTCAGGGTCTAAGAAAGTCTTATCCCAAAGAGCAAGCCAGCGTTCACTTTGTTCGTCTGGTAGGTTCCTTGCGGTGTTACCAGCGGATGTGAGCTGCTCGTAGGATGCCTCGTTGCTGAACCGGAAGAATCTATGGGTTTCGTCTGTCATTACTTAAAGTGTTACGTTGTTAACGATGATGCTCCAGCCCTTAGACTTGAGTGATGTTACTGCGGCGTTCGTCGCGGCACTGAGCGAGCCAGTGGCTACATTGTAGTCGATGTCGATGCCAGCGTCACCCAAAGCCGAGCCACCAGATGCTCCGGTAGACGTTGCGTATTTGCCGGATGCGTCGATGGATGTTAGTATGTTCTCGACCGATTGGGCGGTGAGTTTATCACAAGCGTCCCATGCGACATTGAAGACTCCAGTTGCAATAGTTGATGGATTCCAATTAGTAAACAAAGCGGGGAAATCTTCCAAATCATAGCATGTTTGCCACGCGCTTTGGAAAAAGCCCCCGCTATCTAGGTTAGCATTTCCAAAAGATGTCATATTCGCACAATTATACCATGCGTTTAAAAAAGTAGTTCCGTTTTTCGTCGATTGAATATCAGGAAAGCTCGCCAGCCCACTTTGTCGCCATGTGTTATTGAATGTCGTTCCTTTACTTAAATCGATGTCACTTGGAAAACTTGTAAGTCCACTAGACCGCCATGCGCTCGTAAAGTTCACACTGGACGCCGCTGTGCCGAGCTTTGCGCCAGCCGGAAATGACGTTAGGGCCGAGCAGCCGTTCCATGAGGATTCAAACCGATTTGAGTTACTTAAATCTAACGCAGGAAATTCGTTGAGGCTGTTACAAGAATACCAAGCGAAATGAGCTGCCGTTACGCTACTCGTGTTTACATGTTTAAAATTTACAATGTCAGAGCGAAGATACCAAGCTGCAAATAGAGAGCCAGCAAATGCACCATCTTCCGCACCTCGGTCTATTAGAAGCTTCCGTGCCTCCTCAATATCTGCACCAGTTGCCGATTCTGGTAATAATATAATACCATACAAATCACCAGTTTTGCGATACGATGCGTTACCTAAGTTACCCAAAAGATTCAACTCAGTGACCGCATTGGCATTCACGCGATACGCAAAGGTTCCGAGTGACGTGCCTACGATTTGCCAGCCAGCTTGCCCTCCTGACAGTGGACTTGCAACCACAAGGTGGTCAGCGTTGTCGTTAAATGTAACCTTGTAGCCATCCCGTGTCGGCTGGTCGTTGACTGTAGATTGGCTAACAGAAGCGTTAAGTGTATTATCTGAACCAACAATATTACCGTTCCAGTAAGAAACAAAGGCAGCAGGAGAAGCAATAGGGAAAATCTGCGGGTCAAAGAAGTAGTATCCAAAGCCGTCCTTTAGGTCGAACACGTTGTTCCTATTATTAATATAATTACGAACTGAGTCAGCTTGGGCGTCGGTGATGGTCGCAGGGAAGAGCGCAAGGAACTCTAGGTCGATTGCTGCGTTTTCAGTTATGTCTTCATCTTTCCCGATGTTAAACTCTTGAGCTTCTAAAGCTAAACTTGCTGTTTTAGATTGAAAATCAGCCCCGTTTACTAAACTTGATTGTGCGCTGTTGGTGATTTTAACTTGATGCAAAATGTCACCGTTTGCGTCATCAAATAAATCTGGGTGAGAAGTTACGTTTCCAGAGACACTAGCATAGGCTAAGTCTCCTGTGGTGGATTCTTGTGCGCTAAAAATATTGCCTGTTGTATTATAATCAAACCCACCAGTTTTATTGACTGTAAACACTCGGCCCCAAGAGTCACCACCACTCCCCAACACAGTAAACGCTGCGAACATGTAGCCGCCGTCGATGGTCTGGTTAAATAACCCTTTGAGTCCATTAGTTACACCATCGAACCGCAAGACACTCTTCTTGATAACCGTGGCTGGGTCGTTGCCGGACTGGTTGATTGTCACCACTTGGCCAGTCGCGCATTTGAACTTGGTGTCACCGTGGCGAATGTTGGTGGCCGTGAAGTCTACGTCTAAAATCTTGCTTGTTCCATTGTTTGACGCAAAGACTTGGACTTGATGAACAGCCCCCAAGAACACGCCATGAGAGTATCCAGCAGGATGAAGGGCGTGACCAATGGTTATAGGGTGCGTCGTGTCGTGAATGTTTCCCATCGACGACTGCGTAATTGAAGTGCCTAGTTGTGTGTAGGTTGTGCCGTCATTCGATAAATAATAATTAACAACTAAAGAACCGCTCAAATTAGTGTTAAGTGTTGCCTTAATCCATTTTGTTGCGCCATTTGGAATTCCAGTTACAACAGTGCTAGCAGCGGAACTTATAGAAGAGCCATCGTTGTAAATTAAGGTAAGTTTGCCGTTTGAAGAAAGCTCAAGGTAGAAACTTGTCAGGCTGGTGCTGTAAGCAGTTGTTTTTCCAACTAAAATTTGGCTGGATGCTGGAGTCCAGTTCGCGCAAGTAAGCTTGCATCTAATTTCTAGCTGCGTTCCTAAATTAAATCCCGACTCATGCGGAACGCTTGCATAATTACCTATGACTCCAGAGTTGTAAAGATAACCTTCACCATCAATCAAGGGCAACGCTTTAGGCTGGTTTAGGGCTGTCCCTTGTTTCGCATCGCCGCCCTTTTGTGAACCACGAGCCAAGTTGCGAAGAACCGGAACTGGCTCAAGGAAGTCAGCGGTCGTCAGGGCTTCTGCTAGAACGTCACCAGATGTCGCTGGGCTGGTCAGTGTGGATAAATTGAGTGCCATTGGTTGAAATATATATTATTAATTACAGGCTATCACTATGGTATGGCCAGTAGATGAGACGCTTGATGTGGCCGTTGAGTGGAAAATTAAAATTATAGACGTTTCCAATGTGCATCTTATCAATCCCGCTGGGTATAGCCGCGCTTGTGTCTGCAACTTCTGGTTCTCCATTAAGCGAGCCTAAAACATCATTGACTTTATAACTCGCTGCCAATCTGTTTAGTTGATTTAAATTGATATTACCTAAGAATGAGCTTACTGTAGTCGTGCCTGAAGACCTAACATATAAATTCAAGCTTACGTTAGGTAGGTAAACTCCTATTCGATTAGCGTTCGCATCAGAAGAATTGTGATACTCAAAAATGTGTGGGAGATTGGTTGTAGTCTTAGGGACGGTTTCTACATAGGTGGTCCCCTCGCTCTGGTTGTAGAAATCGAAGTCACTGCCGGAAATCACAAGGTCGTCAGCGGCTCGCGTTCTTGCGGCGGCGTCACCGCCTGATGTCGGTATGTAGGACGTGGCGACACTTCCGGTCTCTAGCTGTGCGCCCCAGATGTAAATCGTTGCTGTGTTGTTAATGCCGCCTGAGACGATACCGCCGCGTAATCCAATCTCAAATCTTCTTGTCCCGCTGACATAGGTCTCAATGGATTCAAAACGCTGCCATTCGGTCGTTAAGGTAAGCTCAGTATAACCACCAGTAACCGTTCTAAATAAAATCACTTCACCCCCATCTTCTCCTTTTAAATAAATGGAGCCAGCATAAGGCTGCCCTGATAATGATGGTGAGAGACTAAGCGAAACTTCATCACCTGTTGACGTGCCGCCTCCTAAATTAAAGACAATTTTATCAGCTTCTTGAAGTCCGTTAGGAGCTATTTCTTGGTCACTTGTAATTACAGGTGATACACCGTTACCGTTGGTATTTTCGTTCCACTGCCCAAATTCTTCACTGTAACTCAGCAAGTTTACACTCGACGGCTCCACCAGAATCATCGGCACTCCATCAACGTGGTCAACGCGCACCGTGTCAGCACTGGCGGTCGCTATGTTACCGTTAACATCTGTGTAAGTCGCGGTTCCTGCGCGGGTCGCTGTGATGACATTAAGCGTATCCGGCTTGCTTGGGTCTAGGTCTAGTGTTGGGTTCTCTAGGGTTCCAATCATGGAATCCCGAGCGTCAAAAAGAAGGAAGGGATCAAGCTCGTTGGGGTGAAACTCATTCAAGTTACTTAGCCTTTGCGTAAGCGGCCTGGTTAACGGAAGCGTAACACTCCTGTTAATGGTGGGCCTACTTAGCCAAGGCTTCAAGCTGTCCTTCTTCTTCGACATATTCCCTAGAGATAGATTGGTTTGATAACAACCTTCACACTGAAGGAGCTACCGGCACCTGTAACATTTACGCGGATGTCTGACAAGGGAGTAGTGAACAATCCACCACCGTTACCAGTGAGAGTTGTGTCGTCACCGAGGGCCACCCAAGCGGTCCCGATCTTTTGCTCAAGGCTGACGGTGGCTCCGTCGAATGTCCCGGCTACAAAGAATCCACTAGGTGTCCCGGTCCCTGTGTTGACGGCGGGTGTGGTTGATGAATCAAAGGCACCAGCACCACCGCTTAGGTTGGAGTTGGCGATTGTTATGTCTGTGCTAAAGTTTGGCATATCGTGTTGTTAGTAGTTAGAGGTGTTAATGCCAGTGCTTGAGGCTGTTCCTAAGCCACCCATGGTTGGTCTCCGTAACACAAGGGATGCAGCACCACGTCTCTTCTTTTTCATCGGGCCTGCTTGCTCCGGTTGTTGGACTGTTTCAGCTACGGCTGTTGGGGGTGGTGGAGATGCGGGAGGCTCCGGGGGCTTGGGGGTCTTGACAGACATGCACATGGGTTATTCGGGGGTAAGGAATTGGTTCTCTAACTGGTCTTCATGAAGGGTCTTTAGAAAGTTAACAAGTTCTCGCTTCCCCATATAAAAATCAATCTCCCGAAGCGAATCGCTAGGGGAGAAATCTTTGCTTGGCACGCGTTCGTCCAAGAACTTTATAAGGTCATCTGGGATGTTAGGAATGTAATCACTCATGTTGGACTTTCCTACTATGGTCCTTATTAGCTATACAACTTCGTTCCAGATGCGCTAAAGCTCGCCAAGCAACAGCCGCCCACTCCCCTTCAAGCATGTGTCGGAGCATGGCATCAAGCTCATCCTTGGACTTACTCATGTCCCACCATATCTCATCTTCGGGGTGGTGTTGGATGTTACCTTTGTAGCTTTGCTTGGCTACTTCCACCAAGGCATGGGGAAAATAACACATCAACCCACGATACAATGGGATCTGTTTGCGCTCCTCGGCGGTGCCTTCGATTGTTATTGTGTTGGGGTCCATAGCTTTATCTCCTTGGTTTCTTTGTTGTAGTACCCATCTCTAAGGATGAAGGCCATCCGGGCATTGAGTAGGGCATCCTCCTCGGTCATCCCAGCTTTCTCGTAGGTGTTAACAACCGTCTGCCACTCCACTCCGTCCTTGTTAAGTATCTTTTCGGCTGTCTTTAAGCCCACCCGTGGCACACCAAAGTATCCATCGGTGGCGTCACCGGCTAAGGTCTGCACTAGGTGTTGGAAGTCGGCCTCCTCTTTTGTTATCTTTCGTAGGTCGTCCTTAAGGAAGTTATACCACGTGCAAGGCACAGTCGCGAAGTCCTTGTCACCACTAACAATAATCGAACCATCGGGGTCACGGCTACCAATGATACCTAGGACATCGTCGGCTTCCAAGCGGTCCACCTTAAGAGCCGTCCACTCATCACAAGCCCACTCACGAAGATCGTTGATGCCTAAGGGTGATCGCTTGTCCCGGCGGTGTGCTTTATACTGTAGGTTGATCTCATGGCGAAACGTGTAGCGATCCGAGAACACCATTGTTATCTCATCACCGTTGTCTTCGTAGGCGTCAAGGATCTCACAGATACAATCAGTCACCATGATAAAGGAATCCTTGAGGTCACTGAAGTCAGAGTGGACTGTGAAGATGTCATCGTCCCATCGGATCTCCTTCTCGGCTGCAAACGCAGCACGGTAAAGAAGCATGTCGCCGTCTATGTATATTTTCTTACTCATCGTATTGGTGTGCAAGTAAGGATTCCGCTGCCATAGCTCCAGCCTTGTAGTTTTTATACTCTAACGGTTCAATCTGTTCCAAGTAAGGGTTGTCGGTCCAGTCAGATGTTTCTCTCTGCACCAACACGTTTCGGAATCCATCCCACCAAACAGGATAGTCACCCGAAGAGAGTTCAACCGTGGCTTGCTTTAGTTTCTTTTTCCATTTTTTCATAGATCTTTTTAGTGTGTGTCTTTCCAGGTTTTACCAATGCTATACTCACCGTCGAGTGGGCATCGGAAGCGTAACAACTTACCAGCCTTGGCTAGTGAGTCACAGAATAGTTGACCGAGTTCCTCCGCGTGTTCCTCAAGGCAACTGAACTGGACCTCATCGTGGATGTTACCGTGGAGTTCGTAGGGGTGAGGTGCAGTTTGACTAAATACAACAAGGGCTTTTTTGAGCAGCACCGCACCGCTCGACTGCAACAAAAGATTGAGGGCAGAGTGATGCGAGCGAACTGGAAGCCGGCGACCATCCAATCCACCTAGCCACTGCTTACCTTTGAGAGCTTGCTCGATAGCATGTTGTAGTTTCTTGATCGCCGGAGTCTTTCGCATGAACTCGGCCTTCAATCGTTTACCCTCTCGTCTACTTCCACCAACAATAGATCCAATCTTCTGGTCACCGGCTCCGTAAAGGAAAGCGTAGATGAAGGTCTTGGCGTGGTCTCTTGTGGGTAATCCTGCGGCCTCTTGATTGACGGTGTGGATGTCCCCTTCTAGGATTGTCCTTGCGTATGCTCCGTTATCGTAAGGGTGCAAGAAGTGGGCAAGTGCGCGTAATTCCAAACCACTAGCATCTGCCCCAACTAACACTTTCCCCTCCGGTGCTGTAAACAGATCACGACACTGGGAACCGTAGACTGCTCTCGACGCTGGCACGGCCGATAGGTTAGGTTTGCTGTGCGTGCATCGTCCGCTAACCGCGCCGTTTGTATTGACCTCACCGTGGATGCGTCCGTCCTTGACTAATGTTAACCACCCTTGGCGACCCTCGGCTACCTGTCCTAGGCGTTTGCTAATAAGGAGATACTCCAATAACAACTTAGCCTCAGGTTTATCTATCTCCTTTAGGACTGCCTCATCAATCTTAGGTCGCTTCCCTTCGTATGCCTCTGGCTCCCACCCCATCTTCATCAAGCGTTCTGCTATCTGGTCCCGGCTGTTAGGGTTGAATGGAATGGTCTTGGTTTTGTTACCAGTCTTTGCTGCCTTGTCTGCGAGAACTTGCTTCAACTTATTCTCCTTGAGGACAAGCTTAAGGCCACCCTTGGTTGCAGCCGTGTAAGTCTTACCATTCACCTCAACTTGCCAACCCTTTGGGGTCTTCATCTCCTCGGTGGTTGACGGGAACATGTCTTGTAGTTCGTCCCGGAGTTCAGCCCGTCGTGCCATAAGTTCTTCGGCAAGCTCGTTAGCTTTCTTGATGTCGAATGGCCACCCGTTAATCTCCTGTTGTGTCATCAACTCGGCGAAGTCATGCTCAAGAAATAACATCTCTGCTGATGGCTTACCGGACATGAAGTGAAGGAACAGATCCACCACCACATTAACATCCTGCTCACAGTAGTCTTGCATCTCTTGGCTCCACTTAGTCCAGTCTTCGGTGGCACCGTGGTCATCCTTTTCGTTACCCAAGCGGAGACCCCATGCCTTCAAGCTGTGTCGTCCTCGTAGGTTCTTGGGGAACTCTTCGCCACGTCTACAGTCTTCCGTAAAGAGATCAGGGTGGATGACTTGGGACATGACCTTGGTGTCCACGACCCGTGCTGTTATCTCATAGCCTAGCTTTCGGAGGGCCGGTGCATCAAAGTTGATCGCGTTGTGACCACAGATGTTATGCGCGGCGTTCAACATGGCCACACCTTCATCTAGGTTGTTAGCGTTGGAACTAAACGAGTGCATCTTACGTGCATCCGGGTCGTAGATGGAGATACAGTGTAGATCTTTTAACCCAGCGAGTGTAGGCCAGAAGTCGATAGCGTTAGTCTCTATATCAAAGTAGAGCATCTTATGTTTTTTCATTCTTAGTTGTTGTTAATGTTAAGTGCCGGTCTATTCCCGGCTGTCATAGTTAGTTTTACTTCGTCTAAAAGAAGAGGGAGTAAGGATACCTAGCCATTAAATTAATAAGTCGCCCCACTGTTCAGACATAGCATCCGCAATACCTTGGCAAGTGACCGACCTGTTCTTCCACCGATCTTTACCGGGTGAAGCGTAGTGAACTTTGTGTGTCTGATTCTTGGGAAGGGATAACATCTCTTGCTTTACATTCATCGTTTCGAAAAGTGGCGGTAAATTTTTTAACCAAAAACCTGTCGCCTTACTTTCGGTGTGACCAAACATCCAAGGCTGCACAATCTGTGACTGCTTACTTCCGATGATCTCGCGAGCATAGCGGTGCATGATTGGATTCTCAACAGCAATGTGAGTTATGTTAGGAGCGTTAAGTAACGTCTTAAAGAACTCAGCCGCATCAAACAATTTAAACCACCGAGTAATGTCAGTGTGTAAGTGCTTAACACCAGAGTTAGTTAGATAGGTGCAAGGTGGGTGAGCAATCATCAAATCAAATCTTTGGTTTAACAATTCAGTAACATCACCCATGTGGTGTGGGCCGGGAGCTTCACTAGGAAGTATGTCACAACTCACTGCATCGTGGCCGCGCTTAATAAACGCATCGCGAACGACACCAGAGAACTCACACGCTACCAAGACTTTCATAACTCTTCAAAAGTATACTCACTCATGCGTCCGGTAACAGGATTAAATGCAAGGTTAGTTGCCACTCCGGTGTCACCTGAGAATCTATTCTTTAACACACGAACCGTCGTAACATGCTTATGCTCAGGGTCTTGCTGGTTTCGCTCCAAGCCGATCACCATGTCGGATAACTGTGCAATCGCAGCGGAACCACGTAGGTGAGCAAGAGAAGTTTTGTTACCCTCTTCGTGACCTCGGCCTTCCGATGGACGCTTAAGGTGGGACACCAGGATCAAGGCAATGCCGCACTCCTCAACAAGCGACCGAAGCTTGGTCATTACGTTGTCGATTATTCTGCGTTCGTCTCCATCCTGTAACCCACTAATACACAGTGAGATATGATCTAACACAATATACTCGACATCCAAAGCCTTAGCCATGTGCATGATGTGGGATAACAAACGATCAGGGTCAAGACTACCCCAGTGATCATATAACCACATGCGACCAGACCCGACCGTGTTGATGTAGGCTTCGTCGAAGTTGGTGTCGGTATAGTTAATCTCTGGATCAAGATGAAGAAGCTTACCCATCTCAAGACCTACGATGCCGAGTGCTGTGCGCTCAATGGATTCCTCCAAGGCTATGTATCCTACGCTGTGGTCAGTGGTAGTCAGGATGTGATGAGCAATGATGCGACACACCTGTGACTTGCCGATCCCAGAACCCGCACAGTAGGTAACGATCTCGCCTTTGCGAATACCATGTGTAAGGTTATTTAATTCGGACCAAGGATACGGAATGCTTTCGGTGTTCTTTGGGTTTGTTAACCGGTCGTGGATGTCCTTGCCGGATATGATAGCGTCCGGTCTCCATGCGTTGGCTTGGAAGATAGCGTGTATAACATCCCGGCTCCGCTTGTTGATGAGGCATTCGTTCGCATCCTTGAGTGGTAACCGGGCGACCTTAGCTTTCCCGCTTGGTAGTATACCGACTACATCCTCTACTGCTTTCCGTCCCGGCTCGTCCTCATCAAACATCAGGATCACCTCATCCCATTTATCAAGCCACTTAAGGTTCTGCTTGAATACCTTGGCAGCACTGGCTGCACCTGTAGGTAACGAGACCGTAGCGTATTTGTTATCTTGCATTTGACTGACGCTCAAGGCATCGACCTCCCCCTCGGTCACAACAAGCTTCATTCCCCCCATCGGGTGTAGGTGTTGACCATAGAAGCGATCCGAGATGTCACCAAGGATCATAAATTGTTTGCCTTCGAACCTTAGCTTCTGGCCTTGGAGCTTCCGGTCGTCGTCGTAGTAGTCAGCGATGTGACAGGCACGTCCGTTGTAATCTCCGATGCGATACCGCATGTGTTTACACGTATCGAGTGTGATGTGACGCGCTGGTATGTCACTGTATCTTCCGGTCAGGAACTTGTCCGAGTCGGAGTGTAAAGGTTTTGTTATTTTCATAGTAGTGGGTGGAGGTGTTGGTGTAGCCTCGGCACGGTCATAGGTATTGCACGAATGGCAAAAGGTAGAACCGTCTTCGTTAACACACAACGCATCCGATGCACCGCACTTATCGCACGGCTGGTGAGTTGCTATATACATCTTGTCTTTTGTTATTTTACATTAGTCGAACCACGACCGAGGTATGGACTTCTCGCACCAAAGAAACCCGTGCTTGTCACACCAGTCTCCATAGGTTGTCTTGCTCCTTTTGTTTAAGGTGTTACTTGCTCTCATAAAGACGAAGCGAATATCCAGAGGGTTATCTGCGTACTGCCTTTGAATTAACAAATGCTTTGCCCTGTCTGACGACATGAAGCGACCTTTAGCCTCAAGGATAACACCATTATCAAGGACAAAGTCCGGGGTGTAGTGGTGGTTCTTAACATACTTAATCCGTTGGGACTCGTATGTAAAGCTGACTCCCGCACGTTTCATTGCAAGAGCCAGCCTTTGTTCAAATTTAGAACGGAATCGAGGCATCCTTACTGTCGTTTTCAAATGCGTCACCAAGATCTTCGGACACGAAGCCGCCTTCCTGAGCGTCAAACGAGAAGCCACCGGCTCCACCTTCATACTCCTTAAGCTCGATCACCTGGACTGCCTTGAGACGAAGTGTATAACCAACTCCCATCATGGGGCTGAACCAGGCCGATGGCTCCACCCCAAGGCGCAGCTTAGATCCCGATCCAATGTTGGGTGGGTTGTTCAATTTTTTTCCAGCCGAATCAAACAAGGCGACTTGAAAGTGAATGAGTTTTCCTCCCACAGTTTTCTGGGCTACTTGCTTTGCGAAGACTTCATACTCATCATCGTCGTTCAGC